ACCGCGCTCGGGAGCGGAGGCCGGCTCGCCCGGCTCCTCGGCGTCGACCAAGTCGTAACCGCGAGCGACGGCGTCGATCGCGAGCTGGTCGCAAATCGCGAAGTATTCCCAGCTCTGAAAGAGGAGCGAGGTCAAGTTGTCGAGGTTGAAGGGCGGCTCGACGTAACCGTGGAGAACCTGGGAGTCCTCCTTCGGCGGCTCGCTCGAGCGGTCGCGGAGGGCGGCCTGTTGCTTCGCGTGCGCCTTCTGGACCGTGCGCCGGGTGACGAGCCCGAGGAGCTGGGTCGCGTCGTAGACCGACTGTTCCTTCTCGCCCGACGAGCGGAGGACGGTCGAGGTCGCCTGGAGTGAAGAGGGAGAGAGCGCCGGCCGGGCGCTAGTCGGGAGCGGCCTCGATCCGAGAACGTCCTCGCTCATCCTGAAGGGTCTCCTCGAGCGGCGGCACTTGATCCCAGAAACTCGCGGGCGGAGCGTGGTCGCCCCGGAGGAGGCGTTCCATCGCCTCGTAAGTCACCGGCACCATACACCGATCGCGGTCGAGAGCGGCAACGCGAACGGCGCCAGCTCCTCCCCAGATCGGCGCCCACTTCTCGTCCCCCTCGTGCGCTTCCTGCGAGACGAGGACGACGAAGATCCGATTCACCTTCACGGCTTCGGCGGTTCCTGTCCCGAGAGGATTCCGTAGGTCGTATCGGGTCCGAGGCCCGGGGTGAGAGGCGTGCCGGGGAGGCGCGGGTTCCGATGCGACTCCGGCGAGCCGGGCTTCTCGACGCTAAACCAGACCCAGGCCGCCGGATTGAACGAGTAGAACCGCCCTCCCGCCGTCACTTGAAGAAGGCCGGCCGCGTCCTGTTCCCAGTTCTCGACCTTCTCGAGGCGGAACTTCCCGGGCGGCGTCGTGAGCTGGACGACTATCGCGTCATCGCCGGCGCCGGACCGGCCCCCAGGTTCGGCGCTCACCGACCCCTCGTCCGTTCGCGGGGAGCGACGGGCGGCGGTACGGGTCCGCCTCGGCCGTCACGCCCGGCAGCTCGCCGGCGCGCGGGCGGAGCCGCGGGGACGGCCGCTCGCGGCGCTGGCATGTCGTCCTCGGCGCCGTCGTAGGGCTCGTCGCCGTTCTGGGGGACGACCGGCTGGAGGCGGCGGACGTCGGCCTCGAGCTTGTCGGCGAAGGAGAGATACTTCCCAGCCACCGCGCGAAGCGCTTCCACCTGGAGCATGTTTACGGTCCCGGCCGCGAGGAGGAGCAAGCTCGGCGGGTTCTTCGTCGTCACCGGCTCGAACCCGATCCCCTCGAACACTTGCGCCCAGAACTCGTAGACGCGGGCCTTCTCCTCGAGCGGCAAGTTCGGATTCAGCGGCAAGGCGAGCCTCCTAGTGTTTGGCGGGATCCCCGTTCGGGGAGTTCTTCGGGTTCGCGATCGGGAGGACCCGTTGCGGCACGGTCGCCCCGGCGGTCGCGAGCACGATCGTGAAGCGCTGGACCATCTCGACCGGCTCGGCCACTTGGCCGACGACGCCCGGCTGGGGAGCTGGGCGGAGGATCTTCCCGGGACCGAGGCGCGGGACCTCGACCGCTTCGGGTGCGGCCTTCGGTTGCGGCTTCGGGATCATCGGACCGGGGAGGATCTCGAGGACCCGGTATCCCCCGGTGAAGGTTTCCTGGAGGACGTGATGCAGGGCGGCGGCGATTCCGTTCGGTCCGTAGGCCTCGAGCGTCATCACGACATCGCCCGGCCAGACATCATTCTCGGGAACGAGACCGCGGCGGATAGAGCGGAGGGAAGCTGTCATCGCACGCACTGTGCGCTCGCGGGCGCGCGGCGAGCAAGGGAAACTTGCCGGGGCGAGAGGAGAGGACGACTCCGCGATTCGTGTTCCCTACCACCGAGCCCACTCGTCGGCGGCCTCGCCCAGCTCCCCCCGATGACCCCCCGGCAAGATTGGAGCGGCTAGCCGGGATCGAACCGGCGACCTCCACCGTGGCATGGTGGCGCTCTACCACTGAGCTACAGCCGCAAAGGGCGACCTTACCGGCTCGTCGCCTTGAGCGCAAAGATCCCGGCGTAACCGCGGAGCCGGAGGTCGGCCAACCAGAGCGCGATCAGCCGGTCCCCCGTATGGCTCGCGAGCGAGTAGCTCCCGATCGAGCGGAGGAGTTCGGCCACTTCGCGCTGTCCCTGGGGGAAGCGCCAGCGGCGCGCGTCGAGGTCGTTCCCCATCCCGCGGATCCCCCAGGTCGCCTCGGTCTTCGCCTGGGCGGTCGTGTACTGGCCGAAGACGCGGATCGAGCGCGCTTCCTCCTGGGTCGCACCCGCGGCCCTCATCAGCTCGGGGTCGCGGATCATCGAGGCGAGGTGGAGCTGTACCGCGTTCGTCTCGACGACCCATTCCCGCGGCCGGTGGGCGCGCTGGACGTCGACGATCTGGCGGAGGAGTTCGATCCCGAGCCAGTTCCCGGTCCGCATATGCGCCAAGTGTTTCAGGTTGTCCCGCTTGCCGATCCCGACGACGGCGACCGCGGAGGGCGACCCGGTGACCTTGTCGGTCCCCCCGAGGTCGAGCCCGGCGACGACGTACCGGAAGTCCTCGCTCGAGTGCTCGCCGCCCCACCATCCCGGCGGGTCGTCACACTTGGCTTGGCAGTCGCGCGCGGCCTCGAGCGGGAGGAGGCCGGTCGAATCCGAGAGGGCGATATTGAGGAGCTGTCGGGCGTATTCGAGTTCGCCCAGCTCGAGGAGCTTCGCCTCGAGGCGCGCTTGCGGCCAGCGCTCCGGCCAGACACACACGCCCTCGCCGGCGGCGTACCGGACGACCTTCCAGACCTCCGACTCCTCGCGCTCGAAGACGTGGCCGGCGTCGTCGACGTGCCAAGCGTTGTTCGTCATCCAGACCCGGCCGCCCGGCTTCATGCGCCCGAGGAGCGTGTCCTTGATCCAGCCCCGGACGTTCGCCCGGCCGCCCGGGGTGAGGGCGTTCCGCCGGGTGATGCAGTCATCCAGAAGGGCGATGTCGAAGCGGGCGCCCATCATGGCGCCGCCGACCCCGAGCGCCTCGATCGAGAAGTCCTTCTCTCTCCAGGAGAAGTATTGATCCCGCTCGACCAGAATCGAATTGTGGTGCCAGTGCTCCCAGCGGCCGCGGCGGACCGAGGGCTGGAGCTTCGGATAGACCTCCTGGAGGTAGGGGTTCGACTCGATGTTCGCCTTGATCCGGCCCAGCCACTTGACCGCCATTGTCGCGGTCTCGGAGATGAGGGCGATCGACTGGTTCGGGTTCTCCCCGAGTTCCCAGAGCGGGCGGAGAACCGAGAGTTGCTGGCTCTTGCCGTGGTCGATCGGGCCGAAGAGGATCAGGCGATCATAGGCGGAGCACAGCTCTTGCCACTCGACATGAAAACGGGTCGGGACGAGACCGAGGGTGTAGGCCCCGAGGTAGGCGGCGTTCTCACGAGCTAGGGCGAGGTGGAGCGCCGAGTAGGCGGAAGCGTAGGAGTTGAGCGAGGACCGCTTGCTTTTCCTCGAAAGTAGCTCCCTCGAGATGCTTTCGAAGCTCGGCGAGCCGCTCGTCGGCGGCAGCATCGGCGTCACCATTCGAGGGCGGGTCTAGCAGGAGCTTCGGCTCGAGGTCAATTCCGTTCATCGCGCGGCGATGCTGGGAGATCCGGAGGGCGCGGTCGATTGCGTCGTAGTCGAGTTGCATACAGGCCGGCCAGAGCTTCTCGGTGAGGCGGTCGTAGCGCTCGTTCTCGATTGCTCGAAGCTCTCGGGCGTTCTCGGCCGGGAGCCCCTGGAGGTAGGTCCGGAGGGCGCGGATTGCGGCCTCGCGCTTCGTGTACCCGACGGCCTTCGCAACCTCGTTCCAGGTCTTCCCCATGACCCGGAGCCGGATGATCTCGTCGACCCGGAGGGCGACGTCCCGGCGCTTGGCGGGGTTTCGGGGACCGCCCCCGCGGCGCGGTTTCGGAACATTGCTAGAGAGTGCAGGTAACGTTCCCGCATCGGCTTCGGGGTCGACGTCGATCCGGAGAGCGGGGTCGAGCTTCTCGGTCATTCGACCGGGTCGCCGATCTGGTAGGGGATCGTGATCCGGATGGTCCGCGCGTCAGTGTCGAGGAGGTAGCGCATATGCTGGTCGATCGACTCGACGATCCGGGCGCGCTCCTCGGGCGAGAGGGAGACCTCCCGCGTCACGACGAGGACCCCATCGTCGATCGCCGACTGGGGGAGGGCGAAGGTCGTCGGGCGGATCGGCGCCGAGCGTATGGCGGCGAGCCCTCGAGCGAAGCCCTCCGGGGTGAAGCGGGCGCGCTCCTCGGGCGAGAGGACCTCCGGCGACACGACCCCGGCGGACACCCAGCGGCGGATCGTGAGGAAAGCGTCCCGGGCGCGGCGGCGTTGCTGGCGGAGGGCGTGGCGGCGTCGGGCGCGGGTCACGGCTTGACCTCGAAGAGCCGGGCGACGTCCGCGGCCGAGGCCTCATCGAGGGCGCGCACGATGTCGAGAAGGTGTTCGCGCTCGGCCCGATAGCGGTCTGGCGCAAGGATTTCCTCGAAGAGGCCCACGAA